ACAGGTAGCAATTGAAATTATGAAATCCATTAAATACCTATAAGCTAAAAGTATGGAAATAGCGATCTTGTTGCTCTTTTTAGTTGGGATATCATTAGCTGCCCTAGGGATAGTGGCGGTTTTGGTGAAGCTCTAGTTCCTTGACATCGCGGGCGAAAAGGAGAAGTAGGCACGCAATATACGGGGATGGCGGAGCGTCTGGTCTGGCCCTCCAGACTAAATCAATGCTTAGAAACCACCCTGTTGGGGGAATAAGGCCGCCCTGTTGTGTATGTTTCAAATTTCACCTCTGTCTGGTGAATGTCTTGCCTAGCTACAACCAGACCGCTCGTGGCGTTAGGGAAGTTAGGGGTAAAAAATGAAAGGGAAAGACAGAAACAGGGAGTGCCCGTGTTTAAGCGGGAAAAAGTGGAAGAAATGTCATCCGGAACTGGATGAATGGTTCGTTCCCCCGGTGTTGCAAAGAGATGATCCGCCAGAGAAGATGGAGGGAATAATTCAAGATTATTTTCTTGCAAAAAGAGGAGGGAATGTAGTATAGAAAGTTTATGACCAGCGCCCCAGGATATGCAATTATCGAACCGATAGAAGAAGAGGGGACTATTTCCGTAGTGTCTTCCGATGACAAGCCTATACAAAAAGGGAAAATTATCGAGGTGGGGCCGGAGACGACAGACCATCTTTACGGACAAACGACCGAAGTAATCAAGTGTCCGTTCGGGAAAGGCGACACTATCTTCCATGCCTACCACTGGGAAACGCTAAAGATAAAAGAAAAAGAGTATCGAGTGGTGGCATTCAAAGACATCCTTGTCAAATTATGAAAAAGGACAATTCCACGCAAGTTTTATTCGGGGACGAGGCAAGGGCGCGGTTGATGCAAGGGGTGAATTTAGTGACCGATGCCACGATTACCACTCTTGGCCCTCGGGGGAACAATGTGGCGATCGACAAGGAATGGGAGCATATCGTACTCCATGATGGGGTAAGCGTTGCCTCCTCTGTCAACCCGCGCGATCCGTTCGCAAAGCTGGGAGCAAAAATTATTAAAGAGGCGGCGAAGAAGCAAAGGGATGAGGTTGGAGATGGAACGACGGTTGTCTTGTCTCTGGCCCAGGCTATCCTGAAAGAATGTCTGAAAATTGTCGCGGCCGGCGTCAACCCGATGTCTCTCCGTCCCGGGTTGGAAAAAGGAGCGCAGAAGATTATTGAGGAAATCAGAAAATATTCCCGACCGATTGAGACGCTGGAAGAGAAACGGGAAATCGCTACCATCTCCGCCGAAAATGCGGAGTTGGGGGAAATGGTCGCCAACACCCTAGAAGATATCGGCAAGGACGGAGTGGTAACGGTAGAGGAGAGCAAGAGCGCTGAAACCAATGTGGAGAAGCAAGAGGGGATGCAGTTTGACAAGGGTTATATTTCCCCATATTTCATCACCGATCCTCCGACAATGACCGCTTCACTAGAAGACCCCTATATTTTTATTACGGACAAAAACATCGCCAACATTATGGACTACCTCCCGTTTTTAGAAAGATTTGTCAAACAGTCAAGGATATTGGTCATAATCGCCCAGGACATTACCGGCACTGCTTTGGCCTCATTTATCCAAAACAAAATCGAGGGGAAACTTCTTACTCTTTGCGTGCGGGCGCCCTCATTCGGCGTTAACCAAAAAGCCATTTTGCAGGATATTGCGGTTCTTACCGGGGGAACATTCTTTTCTGAAGAGGCGGGTTTTGATCCGAAAGATATTCAAATAGAACAATTGGGGCGGGCTAAAAGAATATCCAGCGATAAGGAAGTTACTTTGATTGTCGGCGGAGGAGGGCAAAAGGGGGCTATCGAGGAGCGGATCGGCTCGATCAAGACCCTGCTGGAAAAGGCGGATGGCGAGTTCGATAAACAAAAACTGCGGGAAAGGATAGGGAAACTGTCTAGCGGGGTGGCGGTTATCAGGGTGGGAGGAAATACAGAGGTGGAGATGAAAGAAAGGAAGGAAAGAGTAATCGACGCAGTCTCTGCCTTGCGGGCCGCGATGACCGAGGGTATCGTCCCTGGGGGGGAAATTATTTATCTCCGGGCGAGAGAAGCCCTGGGGGCAGACTCTGTAGAGCAAATTCTTTACCGCGCACTGGAGAAACCCTTTGTGACCCTGACGGAAAACGCCGGATTGAATAGCGGACAACTTTTGGAACGTTTAAGGAGCGATCCGAACGGTGCCACGGCCGGCGTAGATGTCATTGACGGGGAGATTAAGGATATGATTTCAGCGGGGATAGTTGACCCCACTAAGGTAGCCATAGAAGCTGTAAAAAATAGTCTTTCCGTAGCGATACAGGTAATGACCTGTGGGGCAGCGATTGTGCCAGATGAAGTGCCTGAACTGCCATCGGGGAACAGCAAATAGACACCCTGTATATGGAGTATTGCCGTGTGATGACTGTAGCCGGCGAGGTCGGTTGAAACTTCAAAAGCAGGTGGAATTTACCACGGAAGAAATCAAAAAAGGGAGAAAGAGGTATTATAAAGACGCTCTCCAGCCATTTCGTCACGGCGAACTCTCTAAAGAATATCTCCAAACATATGGGACGAACAGGCTCCAAGTTTCGGAAGAGGAAACTAAGGGGGCAAAGAATGTGTGGGGTGATCTTAACTACTACCAAGACCCATGAGATTTGAAGATGGTGCGCTCATAAGGAACATAGACACCCGACAGCTAATGATGGTGGTCGGGTATGTCGGAAACTCCATAATGATCGTTGACCCCCGTTGCCCCGATGGTTACGCCCAAGCGTTGGTGATTTTGGATAGGGATAGAGATAAGTGGATGCTGGATACGAATTGGGAGTGTGAGGCTAAGAGAGACCTGCCCAAAATGGACTATAATCTCACATTTCACCTCCGGCGCCTCTCGGCGTATAGGATATAATTAGAGGATGGTTATAGACGCTTTAGTCTTATGGTGTTTATTCTCGCTCTCCTACTTCATAGGCTTTCTTTACGGGCGCAAGGGTTTAACTCCGGACGAACAGCGACTAGTTAAATCTCCTATAGTTAAATTCTTATCGCGGCGGGAAAGAGTGGGCGTAGTCAAAACCCCTACTCCTCAACAAATAGCGGAAAACCAAAACCCGCTGGTTAAGGGTGCAAAGGATGCGATGAGGGAGGTGTTAAGTAACATACCCGAATTAAACGCATGAGTGATTTAGCTCTTTCTAAGACTATTTGGCCAATATCAAAACTAAGAAATTGGGAAAAGAATCCTCGGGGGATAAAAGAGAAGGATTTCGAGCGTCTTAAAAGGCAAATTGTCAGATTGGGGCAATATAAACCCCTTTTAATAACTTCTGACGGTGAGGTCTTAGGTGGAAATATGCGCTTAAGGGCCTACAAAGACTTAGGCATGACCGAAGCATGGGTAAGTGTGGTAGAGCCTAAAACCGAGGCCGAAAAACTAGAATATGCGCTTTCAGACAATGACAGGGTCGGATATTACGAGGACGACAAGCTGGCCGAATTGTTGATCCAATATAAAGGTGAAATAGATTTGGGAAGCTATAGTGTGGATTTGGGAAGGACTACTGATTTACAAACGCTTTTAGATCAATTCTCCCCCGTAATAGAGGATGAAGTACCGGAGGTAGACGACACGCTGGCGGTATCAAAGTTGGGTGAAGTTTATCAACTAGGTAGACATAGGCTGATGTGTGGAGATAGCACAAAAGTAGAGGATGTAGAAAAGTTGATGGACGGGAAGAAGGCGGATATGGTGTTTACTGACCCACCGTATAACATAGGTTTTGGATACAAAGAATATAATGATATAAAAAGCGAGAAAGAATACAAAGATTTTTGTATGGATTGGTTTAATTTATTTTCAATTTATCCTTTGATTTTTACACCAGGGCCGAGGAACATAGATTTATACCCGAAACCGACAGATATAGGAACATGGGTAAAAAGAGGAGGAAAGTCTGGCGCTAGTTTATTTTATTTGAGATTTTGTGAGCCGATTTTATTTTATGGACAATTTAAAAAAAAAAGAGATACTGATTTGTTTGAATATAACATGGAAGGAATGACAGACTTGAATTCTGCTCGGCAGAGTTCGGGAATAAATATAAAAAGAAAAGACAGAGAATATGCACCTGCAAAACCTATTAAATTTATTGTAGATATTCTTAAAAGCTATTCTGAAAACAATGATAAAGTTATTGATTGTTTCGGAGGTAATGGCTCAACACTTATCGCCTGTGAACAAACCAACCGCACTTGCTATATGATGGAACTCTCCGAGAAATATTGTGATGTCATAAGAAAACGCTATTACAAATTCATAGGAAAGGAGAATGAATGGAAGAACCAATAAAACAGGATAGTAACAGGGATGAACTGGGACGCTTTAGAGAGGGATCGTCTGGTAATCCTAATGGCCGCCCCCCTAAAGGCCATGCTATTACCGACATCATGCGACAAATGCTAGACGAGAAACCTGAAATTAAAAAGGCTTTATCTACTAAATTGTTTGAATTGGCTCTTAGTGGCGATCTAGCGGCTATTCGTGAAGTCATGGATAGGTTAGAGGGCAGGCCATTGCAGCCCCAGAGCGAGATACCCCCTGACCAGATAGACAGATTCTTGCATATCTACAAGCCCGAAAAAAATCGAGAATGAAATGGACTGGCGGCCGCATCCAAAACAGGAAGAAGCACTTAAAAGAATAGAGTTTGAGGTACTTTATGGCGGGGCGCGTGGTGGAGGGAAAACGGATGCCGGCCTTGTCTGGCTGACCGATCACATAGATAAACCTCAATATCGGGCCCTAGTTATCCGTAAAAACGCCGATGATCTCTCGGATTGGATAGATCGCGCCGTCAAGTTTTATTCGGGGTTGGGGGCGCAAATAGCCTACCGGCCAGCCGTCATCAGGTTTCCTTCCGGGGCAATCATTAGAACCGGCCATCTCAAAGATGACCAAGCCTACACAAAATATCAGGGACATGAGTACCAACGGATGCTTATTGAGGAGCTTACGCAGATACCGGAGGAAAAGCGCTATCTCCAGCTTCTGTCTTCCTGCCGGTCTACCGTTCCCGAGATAAAACCTCAAGTATTCGCTACGACTAATCCTGGCGGGGTGGGGCATTTGTGGGTAAAAGAGAGATTTGTTGATCCTGCCCCGCCGAACATTCCCTTCCAAGACAAAGTCACGGGCAGGACGAGGATTTATGTCCCTGCGACAGTAGACGACAACCCCACTTTATCCGAGAACGATCCTGGCTATATCCAGTTTTTGGAAGGATTAAAAGAGACGGATGTGGACTTGTGGAAGGCATGGAGGTTGGGCGATTGGACGACTTTCGCCGGCCAGTTTTTCAAAGAGTTCAGAATGGATCATCATGTAATCAAGGGCTATAGTCCAGACAAGCGGAATGTCATTGTCGGGGGGTTGGATTGGGGAAGGACTGATCCTTTCGCCTGGGTGGGGATAGAAGTAAAGAAAGTAGATTTTGAAGGATTATCTTTCTATCGGGCCACAATGTTTACCGAGGCTTACGGAGTAGACAAGTTGCCGAGAGAGTGGGGAGAAATTATAAAAAGGAGGTTACAAGGTTGCGATCTAAGTCTAAAGGACATCTCTTGGATTCAGGCGGACACCCAGATATTCGTTAAACAGAGCGACGGGAGCAAATCTATCCGGGATCAGTTCGTGGACGAGGATAGAGATTTCGTGATGATCCACCCTGCCTCTAAGGATCGAGTGGGGGGGTGGGAGTATTTGCATAATTGGTTTTCGCTTGCCCCCGATGGCCTGCCATATTTCCAGATAGCAGAGAATTGCATCAATACAATCAGAACCTTGCCATCGCTCGTGCACGATGAAAACAAGGTCGAGGATATAGATACCACGGGCGAGGATCATGCCGCGGATGCTATCCGCTATTGTCTAAAGAGACTCAAGTGGATCGATGCTGTGGTCGGGGGGATTGGGAAAAGTCCCAAACCGGGGAAACAGATTTATACCGCTGTTACTAAAGAGGGACGGCAGGTTTCTATCGACCCTGGCAAGTTTGCTACCGCTTGGTCTAAGCGATTCGGGCGCATGAGATAATTAACTATATGCAGGTTTTACTGAAAGGCCAAGTAAAAGATTTACAAGTTACCTCGGTAATTCTTGCCAAAGACAAAGAAGATAAAGAAGGTCTGAAGCTCAAGATGTTTTTTTGTCCGAATTGCCAGAATCCGCTTCTCCAGTATCGGGGGTGTATAGTCTGGATACTTCCCGGCCCGATGCCCATTGAGTTGCCAGTTTTTATTAAGTGTTCAAATTCTCATTGTGGTAAAGTTTATTGCGTCAGCTCCGTTGTATAATTAGCTTATGGAGGCAGGAAACACTAAAGAGCTTCTGCAGGAAGTCCCTATTGAAAACGAGACAGTCCCCCAAGAGATGATTTTGGGCCAAGCTGACCCCTTGGAGTTGGAACTAGACATTGACGACCTGGAATTATCCAAAATTATCGATAGAAAGGTTGAGGATGCGCGGAAGTTCTTCACGGACAAATACGATCTTTATGAGCGCCGCCGGAAAAACGAAATATATCTTTTTGGCCGGCAAGTGGCAGAGGCGGAGAAGAAAAACGAGTATAAAGTTTATGAGTCACGATATTTAGATAATGTCCTCTATGAAATAGAGTCCTCAATCAAGCCCTTGGCGATGAATCGCTTGCCAGATATGAGCGTTATCCCTGGAAGCGATAGGCCGGAAAGCAAAACTGTCGCCGAAGACTTAACGAAAGTGGTGGATAATGACTTGCGGAAGCGCGAGGCCAGGACTGCTCTAGCGATCGGGTTCAAACACTTGCCTGTTTATTTTACGGGCATTCTCAAGGCGAGATGGGACTATGAGAGAGACGACTATGTTTTTGAAGTTGTCCACCCGGACAATGTCGATGTAGACCAATTTTCCATTTCCAATTGTGCTGACGATATGGGATGGATTTCTCACCTTATCTCCTTAACCGTTCAGCAGGCAGTAATGAGATTTCCCGACAAGAAGGAGAAATTATTTGAGGAATTGAGAAAGGATGGCATCAATGTCGGGGTAGAAGGTCAAGAGCCGACAACTAAAGACCTTGCAACGGAGATTAAAATTCGTGAAATTTGGTTTGATTGGTATAAACGGGGCGAGGAAAAGGATTGGCAGAAAGTTTCTGGAGTAATGTGGAAATACAAGACCCTTATTCTCAAAAAAATCCGTAATCCGAATTTTGATTATGAAGGTGAGGAAAAGTGGTTTAGATATGAAGAGTCGGGAAATAAATCCACTAGGAAAGAAATAGAAACTGAAGAATTGAGAGCTATGGCCCTGTGGGGACTGTCCCCGACTGGCGCAACAAAAGAAAGGACCTATCACAATTATTTCGATTGTCCCCGCAAGCCATTCTTCTTTTTCGGCTACGATCAATGGAGAAAAATCGCTTATGACGAGACTTCCCGTTTGGAGCAAAACATCCGCAATCAGGAAAATATGGATAGAAGGGGAAAGCAAATTACGGACGCTCTTCTTACTAGGGTCAAGCATATTCTTTCTAAAGACTCTGGGATGAAAGCGGAAGACCTAGAGGGGATGGACCTAGACGATCCGCGACAACATCTCCTAGTGGAGGGGAATGTCAATAATGTCCATACAGAAATACGCCCAGAAAGGCCCGACGCCGCGACATTTAAGGACTTAAACGATACCCGGGCTCGGATGTACGCCGTGGCTGGGGCCACTGCTGTTCGCGGCGAAGTACAGTCGGAAGTGGCGACGAATAACCAAATTGCCCGCGAGGCAGATTACACAAGGGCTGACGACCTTGTAGAGGAAACCATCAACGCGGCCTGCGAATGGATGGCTCAATGGTCGATGCAATTTATTAAGCTCCGCTACACAGAAAATCATCTGCGCAAGCTTTTAGGAGAGAAATCCCAGCCAGTGTTTTTAGCGCTCAACCGAGATATGGTCGAGGATGGCATGGAAGTAACGATAAAATCCTCAAGTACCGATAAGCTCAAGGCTCAAAGAAATGCAATGGACATGGCGAAACTCCAGCTCATCGATCCTCTTTCTTTCTACGAAGATATGGGCGTGGATGATCCCAAAGGGCGGGCGGCAAAACTGATGGATTTCACTGGCAATCCCGCTACTTATATTTTGAAGTATTTATCGGACAAGAGTATTACTTCTAGCTTGGTGAACCAGCTTGGCGCTATCCCTGTGGGAGGAGTTCAACCCCCCGCAGTTCCATCCAGTCCGTCCGTGAATCCAA